AGAGAAGAAATCGAATCTGTTGAATTTCTCGTCGAACAAAAGAACGGCAAGAAGTCAATGTATATTGAAGGCGTTTTTCTACAAGGAAACATAAAGAACCGTAATGGTCGTATGTATCCTATGGAAACTCTTAGAAGAGAAGTGGGTCGCTATAGCGAAAACCACATTACTTCAGGAAGAGCACTTGGAGAACTTGGTCATCCAGAAGGCCCTACAGTTAATTTAGATAGGGTATCTCATAAAATAGTTTCTCTTAAAGAGAGTGGTTCTAACTTTGTTGGTAAGGCTAAAATTCTTAGCACACCAATGGGTAAGATTGCATCTTCACTGATTGAAGAAGGTGTTAAACTTGGCGTATCTTCTCGTGGTGTTGGTTCACTCCAACAAACTAAAGAAGGTTATTCTGTCGTTGGTGAAGATTTCATGTTAGCAACTGCTGCTGATATCGTTGCCGATCCTTCAGCTCCTGATGCATTTGTATCTGGAATTATGGAAGGAAAAGACTGGGTTTGGGATGGTGGAATTCTGCGTGAGAGGTTCGCAGAGAAGACCTACAAACACATTAATACATTAGTTGATCAAAAACAACTAGATGAGAAAAAGTTGAATTTATTTAACGATTTCTTATCAAACTTATAAAACTTCTAAATAAATATAGATTTTAATTACTAAGAATCGGAGTCGTACAAATGTCTCGTGGTACAAAATTACAAGAAATGGAAGAGTCAGTTGCTAATCCTAGCGTTAAGCAATCTAAGACTGCTGTGAACGCCAACGCCAAGCCTGGTGAACCAATGCCTAAATTAACTACTGGTGGCACTGCCCCTAGTTATGAAGATCTAGGTGGTCCAACGCCAGAAAATTATAAGGTGGATGACGATTCAGCAAAACTCAAAACTCCAGGTGCATCACTTAAGCAAGTGAGCGATGTAGTTACTAACCGTAAAGGTAAGACTGCCAAGGAAGAGACAGAGGTTGTCGATGAAGTAATTGAAGAAGAAGAGCAAACTACTGAAGAAGTTGTCGCAGAGGAGGAAACTGTGGAAGAAGAAACAGTTCAAGTTAACATCGAAGATGATGTTAATGCCTTATTAGGTGGCGAAGAACTCTCTGAAGAGTTTAGAGAAAAAGCAAAGCTTGTATTTGAGACCGCTTTGAATTCTAAAGTTGCTGAAGTTCAAGAAGCTTTAGAAGCAAAATACCAAGAGACACTTGAAGAAAGTATTGAAGCAGAAAAGGCTTCACTTTCTGAAAGAGTTGATTCTTATCTTGAGTATGTTGCAGATGAGTGGTTCCAAGAAAATGCCCTTGCAGTTGAGCAAGGACTTAAAACAGATATGACTGAATCATTCCTTGGTGGAATGAGAAGTCTTTTTGAAGAACATTATGTATCAATCCCTGAAGAAAAATATGATGTGCTTGAAAGCATGGTAGAAAAACTTGATGATATGGAGACCAAGCTCAATGAGCAAATAGAGAAGAACATCAATTTAAACAGCAGACTCGGAGAGTCAGTTGCTGATGGAATCATTTCTAGCGTTTCTGAAGGATTAGCGTCTACTCAGAAAGAAAAGCTCGCTTCACTTGCCGAAAGTGTAGAGTTTGAAAGTGAAGAATCTTATCGTGAAAAGTTGGAAACTTTGAAGGAATCTTATTTCACTTCACAAGTAACACCAACTGCTAAATCTGAAAATCTTTCAGAAGGAGTAGACAGTGCAGAAGGTGCTGAGTCACATTCAAATGCAATGAATGCTTATCTGAAATCAATTTCAGCATTTAAGCAATCCTGATTTAATTATCAAACGTAAACTTAATAGGTAACCCTACAATGTTCCAATCAGAACAGTTGCAGGAAAAGTGGGCTCCGTTATTAAACTATGAAGGTCTTGAGCCAATCAAAGACAATCATAGAAAGGCGGTAACCGCAGTTCTGCTAGAAAACCAAGAGAAATTTTTAAGAGAAGAGCAAGCCTTCGGATCAGGTCTAAACCTGATGGAAGCAACACCAACTAACTCTGCAAACGCTGCAGGTGCTGGTGGTGGATTCGGTGGTAGTGCTACTGCCGCAGGCCCAGTTGCAGGTTTCGACCCTGTGCTGATCAGCTTGATTCGTCGTTCAATGCCTAACTTGGTGGCATACGATCTTGCTGGTGTTCAGCCAATGAGTGGTCCAACTGGACTAATCTTTGCAATGAGATCACGTTATACCAACCAGTCTGGAACAGAGACATTCTACAACGAAGTAGATACTGCGTTCTCAGGCCAAGATGCTAATTTTGATGAATCAGCTGGTATTACTGATGGTAACGCTGGTATGGGAACCACATCACAAAGTGGTGGTAACCCTGCTGTTCTAAACCCAGTTGCATCTGCGTCTACTCGTGGATACAATGTTGGTCAAGGAATGGTCACTGGTGATGCTGAGAACCTTCAGGGAACAGGCAATGATGCCTTCAACCAGATGGCATTCTCAATCGAGAAAGTAACAGTTACTGCGAAATCTCGTGCGTTGAAAGCTGAGTACAGTTTAGAACTAGCACAAGACCTCAAAGCAATCCACGGATTGAATGCAGAGGCAGAACTTGCTAACATCCTTTCTACTGAAATCCTTGCTGAAATTAACAGGGAAGTCATTAGAACAATCTATAAGGTATCTGAGCAAGGTGCTGTTCAAAACACTGCTACTGCTGGTGTATTCGACTTAGACATCGACTCAAACGGAAGATGGTCAGTTGAGAAGTTCAAGGGTCTTCTATTCCAAATAGAAAGAGACGCTAACGCTATTGCACAAAGAACTCGTCGTGGAAAGGGTAACATCATCCTTTGTTCTGCTGACGTTGCTTCTGCACTAACAATGGCTGGTGTTCTTGATTACACCCCTGCTCTTAACGCTAATCTTAACGTTGACGATACAGGTAACACTTTTGCAGGTGTGCTACAAGGTAAGTATAGAGTCTACATTGACCCTTATTCTGCTAACCTTACTGCTGCTAACGCTGCACCTACAGGTGGTAACCAGTATTACGTTGTTGGTTATAAGGGATCATCTCCTTATGATGCAGGAATATTCTACTGCCCTTACGTTCCACTACAGATGGTTCGTGCCGTGGGTGAGAACTCCTTCCAGCCAAAAATTGGATTTAAGACAAGATATGGTCTTGTTGCAAACCCATTCGCTGAAGGAACCACTCAAGGACTTGGTGGTCTTCTTGCTAACCAGAACCGCTACTACAGGCGTGTTGCTGTTAAGAACCTTATGTAAGAAGTCAATATCTTCTTTCAATAACAAAGGCACCTACGGGTGCCTTTTTTTTATGCTAAATAATATAGTTTTGTCAATAAATAAAATGACTGCACTGATTGATCCTAAAAAATATAGTGAGACCGTTGACCTATTGAGGTCATTTTTTTTGTCTAAAAATTTCCTTGAGGTTCATACTCAAAACCGTTTAAGTATTCTTGCTGCTTGTGAAGACCCAGAAACAGTAGCAACCTATGAGTATAATGGTCAGGTATGGCCACTACCACAAACAGGTCAGATGTGGTTAGAATATGAACTCCTTTCCAATCCTTCCGTAGAAGGATTTTTTTGTGTCTCAACTTCGTATAGGGCAGAACCAAACCCTGTAGAAGGAAGACATGAAACCATCTTCCCAATGTTTGAGTTTGAGATGAAAGGTGGAGTTAAAGAATTGGAAAAGATGGAGATGGAATTATGTGAACATCTAGGTATACCATTACAAGAGTATGATGTTAAAAAGTATGAGCACTGGGCAGGAGCATTTAAGACTGAAGAATTGGATCATGACCATGAGAAATCAATTGGTCGTGGTATGATTACACATTTCCCTGAGTTTACATCACCATTCTGGAACATGGCAAGAAACGATGATGGCAAAACCAGTAAGAAGATTGATGTAATCTTGGGTGGTATGGAAACCATAGGTAGTGCGGAACGCAGCACCGATAAGGAACAGATGCGTGAAACATTCCATACTATTTCTGATGGGCAATATGCTGAACTACTCTACAAATTATTTGGTAAGGAAAGAGTCGAGAAAGAACTTGAAGAGTTCCTTGAGTTCGACTTCTTCCCTAGAAGTGGTGGTGGAATCGGGATGCAACGCCTAATGACTGCTCTTTCATAGAGCATCATTGTGAGGTGGCGAAACGGTAAACGCTCTAGTCTGTTTAACTAGTGTTCCTGGCGGGACTTGTAGGTTCGACTCCTACCCTCACAGTTAAAAATTTATTTATAAATGATGTCAAATCTTGAATAGTATGTTATAATATACAAGTCACAAGGCATCGCTACCTTTGACTGCTGCAATCCCCTTTGGTAGTTTCAGGATTGGAGGCGATAGGAAACTACCTTTCAATTATTTTTTATAATGTTGTGCCAAAGATAACAGTAGTTGGTGGTGGTAATGCTGGATGTTTTACTGCATTATATTGTGCATGGAAAGGTAAGCAAACTAATTCAGAAGTAGAGTTAATATATAACCCAGAAATACCACCAGAAAAAGTAGGTCAAGCAACTGTATTAGAACCACCTGGTTTGTTGTGGGCTACTACTGGATTTAATTGGTATAATAACAATATAAATGCCACAATGAAAAGTGGTATATTATATGAGGGTTGGGGTAAAGTTAATAAGAAAGTATTTGCACCTTTCCCTTCAGATAGTATGGCAATGCATTACTGCCCTTGGGAAATGCAAAAAAGTATTTTACAATCTGGTCATTTTAAAGTGACAGAAGATGAGGTAGATCCTGAAGATGTAGATTCTGATTTTGTATTTGATTGTAGAGGTAAACCAAAAGACTTTTTAGAATATGAAGAATTAAAGAATCCAACTAATGCATGTATTCTAGGAAAACCAAAATGGAACACTGCAAAAAATCCTTGGAGTAGGCATGTTGCAACTCCTGATGGATGGACATTTGTTATACCAACACATAAGAAATCACCATCACATCAATATTCAGTTGGATATTGTTATAACTCAGATATAACAAAAAAGGAAGTAGCAGAATATAATTTCTTAGAAATGTTTAATGTTGAAGTGACAAGTCATGTTGAGTATAAGAATTATGTGGCAAAAGAACCAATTATAGATGGAAGAATTTTTAAGAATGGAAATAGATTATTTTTCTTAGAACCATTAGAATCATCTTCCACTCAGGCATATATTGAAATGGCTAGAGGAGTCTTTGATTATTATTTGCAAGAAAAATGCACTGCAGAATATGTTGCACAAGATATTAAAAAATATATAAATGAACTTAAAAACTTTGTTTTATGGCATTATCAATTTGGATCAAAGTATGATACACCTTTCTGGGATTATGCAAATACATTCCGTTTTGATGATCCAACCTTTGATAAATTTTTAGGATATAGCACAATATCAGATTGTATTCCTACAACAAAATATGGTGGTGGAACCCAAGATAAGTTCTATGGTCAATGGCCACCATACTATTTCAAAGTATGGGATGAAGGGATGAGAACCAAACTAAATACATAAAGGAGACCTGCGTTTTACTATCATGTTGTGTAAAGCCCGAAAAACCATTAAAGAATACCGTGAGTGGCAATTTAAAATGTATTCTCGTTGGGAAGATACATTAGAGATTAGACTTGCAGGAATTAAAGCTGCTAAAGCAAAACTTGAAGAACAAATGTCTAGAGAAGAATAATGGCAACTAGAAAGTCGCAAATTGAAAATAGGAATTTCTTATCTCCAATAGGTTTTAAATTTAACCTGCAGAGATCACCTGGTGTTGCATATTTTTGTAATCAGGCAAATGTTCCTGATCTAAGTCTTGGTATTGTTGAACAACCAAACTACTTAAGAGATATTCCAACACCTGGAGACAAAGTTGATTTTGGTGATTTAAATTTAAGATTTTTGGTAGATGAAGATCTCACCAACTATATGGAAATTCAAAACTGGATAAGAGGATTAGGATTTCCAGAAAGCACAGAACAATTTGATAAGTTTGAAAAATCTGGAACTGCTTCTTTACCAAAAACATTTAAGAATACTGGAGACCAAATATATTCTGATGGAACCTTGCAGATATTAAGTAGTAATATGGTTGCAAAGTTTAATGTTAAATTTAGTGAATTATGGCCATATTCATTGACAACTATGACATTTGATGCTACAGATACAGATATAGAATACTTTACAGCAGACGTATCTTTCAAGTATACTATGTACAATATAACTGACGTTCAGAACAATCCTTTATGAGTGTAAATCTTGAAGCAATTCAAGAGATGTGGGAAAAAGATGCAAAGATAGATCGAGATAATCTACACGAAGAATCATTGAATATCCCTTCTCTTCATGCAAAATACTTTGAATTATATAATACTATCTTTCTATTAAGAAAGAAAGCAGAACAACAAAGAAAGAACATCCGTCATGAACGGTATGAGTATTTTAGTGGCAAGTCAGATCCAGATGTTTATATTGAGAATCCATTTCCAAAAAAGATAAGAGATAAAGATACTATGCAAAAGTATCTCGATGCAGATGAAAAACTTTCAACATCATCTCTTAAGATAGAATACTATGATACAATGCTTGTTTATATTGAAAGCATTCTTAAAGTAATACAGAATAGAACATTTCAGATTAAAAATGCAATTGAGTTTATGAGATTCCAGTCTGGATTAGGGTAACTAAATACCTATAGATTCATGGGCTTATGTGATTGACACTTCAGCTAATGTTGTTATAGGTAAAATGAATGAAGTGTTCTTGCAGATTAATGCAGAACCTCATATTCAGTATGAACTACGTGACCACTTTACTTTTGAAGTAGAGGGTGCAAAGTTTATGCCACAATATCGTAAAAGAAATTGGAACGGGGAAATACATTTATTTGATTTAAGAACAAAAAGAATTTATATAGGATTACTAGATAAAATAATATCTTTCTGCGATAGACACGATTATACTTATAAGTTTGTAGACAATGAATACTATGGTACTCCCTTTGAAGTTAATGAAGGGATATCATATGAAGGTGTTAAGGATTATATGAGTGCCATATGCTCTCACTCTCCAAGGAAGTATCAAATAGAGGGAGTATATGATGCTCTAAAACATAACAGAAAGCTATTAATATCACCAACTGCTTCAGGCAAATCTTTGATGATTTACGCTCTTGTAAGATATTACGTTGATAGACATCAAAAAATTCTCTTAGTTGTTCCAACGACATCTCTCGTAGAACAGATGTATAAGGATTTTGAAGACTATGGTTGGAATGCTGAGTCATATTGCCACCGAATATATGCAGGTAGAGAAAAAACAAATGAGTTTCCTGTTACTATTACTACATGGCAGTCTGTTCATAAACTAGACCGTAAATTCTTTGTAGATTATGATGTAGTAATAGGTGATGAGGCTCACTTATTTAAGAGTAAGTCATTAGTATCTATAATGACAAAATTGGAACATGCTAAGTATCGTTATGGATTTACTGGAACACTTGATGGAACTCAAACACATAAATGGGTATTGGAAGGATTATTTGGCCCTGCATATAAAGTAACCAAGACTGAAGAATTAATGAGACAAGGGCATCTATCAAAATTAGATATTCAATGTTTAGTATTAAAGCATCCTCCTCAAAAATTTGATACGTATGAAGATGAGATACAATATCTTATTACACATGAACAAAGAAATAAATTTATAACGAATTTGACATTAGATTTAAAGGGGAATAGCCTTATATTGTATAGTAGAGTGGAAACCCACGGTGCGATACTATACGATTTAATAAATACTAATAAACGAGGTGATAGGAAGGTCTTCTTCATTCATGGTGGAGTAGATACTGAAGAAAGAGAATTGGTTCGGGAAATTACGGAGCAAGAGAAAAATGCAATCATCGTCGCTTCCTATGGTACTTTCAGTACAGGGATTAATATTAAGAACCTCCATAATATTATATTCGCCTCTCCTTCAAAGTCAAGGATTCGAAATCTCCAGTCAATTGGTCGAGTTCTCAGAAAAGGATCAAACAAGGTTAAAGCCATTCTATATGATATTGCCGACGATTGTTCTCAAAAATCTAGAAAAAACTACACATTAAATCACCTCATAGAAAGAATTAAAATCTACAACGAAGAAAATTTTAATTATGAGATAATTACAATACAATTAAAAAAATAATTATGGAAGACGATTTTTACGCAACAATTAAATTTAAAAATGGTGAAGAGATCTTTACCAAGGTCTCAGCATCAGAAGAAGAAGATCGCACAATGTTAGTAATATCTCACCCTATAACTACGGTAGAAATAAAACAAAGAGGTCAAATGGTTGGATACAAGGTAGAACCTTGGTTAAAGACTACCAAAGATGACATGTTTATTATTAATATGGATAATGTTCTTACAATGTCTGAATCATCAGATATTCATATGATTAATATGTATCAACAATTTGTTCAAGATTCTGCCAGAGATAAAAAAGGTCAACCTAAATTAAGTAGAAAGATGGGTTATCTTTCATCTGTTAATGATGCTAAAGATATTTTAGAAAAATTATATAAATCTAGCCCAGAAAAAGAAAGTAGCTAAGTCTTTCTCATCAACCCTAACAGAGTTATTCTAATGGTGAAATGAAAACTTGTCAACTGTATGTGGAAGTGTTATAATATCTACATAATAGTGATAATGACTTATGGCAATAATTAGACCTATGGCTAAACGAAAAAGGTCGGAGCACTATGTTAATAACAAAGAGTTCCTTGCAGCATTGATTAGATATCAAGAAGATATTGAAATTGCTAGATTGCAAGATAAACCTAAACCTGTTATTCCTCGTTACATAGGTGATTGTTTTTTAAAGATTGCAAATCATTTATCATTTAAGCCAAACTTTGTAAACTACATGTTCAAGGAGGACATGATCTCTGATGGAATCGAAAATTGCGTTCAATACATACATAA